GGCTCCAGGCGCGCGGCCGCGTCTGCACTCCTGGCCTTCTCGATCGCCGCCGGCGTGGCGGCCAGGCGCGCCTCCACCAGCCAGCGGCGATAGCACTCCGGATCGATCGCGAGGACGTCGTCTCCGTCAGCGACGAGCATGATTGATGCCCTCCAAGGCCATCGCCGCCAGCGTGGCCGTGCCATCCTGCCCGAGAGCGCCTAGGCCATCCGCGATCACCAGACCGCGGCGCGTCTCGCACCAGCCACGGGCCGACTGCTGCGAGCAGATCAGGGCGGCCGCCACGCGCTTCGCGAAGCGGCCGTAGTACGTCTGCACGGCCGCACGCCAGGCCTTCACGTCCCGGGCGTGCTCTTTCCCCAGTGCGGCCAGGGCCTCCCGCTCCTCGTCCAGCAGCTCGCCCGCCCGCGACTCGGCCAGGGCCCTGGCCAGGCTGCGCGCGGCCTCGGCTTCGTCCTCCTCGTCCTCGTCCTCGTCGGGATCGGGCTCGCCCGCCGGCGGCGGGGGAGGCGGCGCCGGTGCCGGCTCCGACTTCGCGACGTCCACGTACTCGTCGCCGCCCTCGCGCGGGTTGCGGTCCAGCAGCTCGCGGCACTCGTTGGGGCTCAGGATGCCCTTTTCGATCATCACCGCGAACATGTCGGCCTGCGCCTTCTGGTCCATGCGCAGGATGGCGTTCGCGTTGAACTTGGCGTAGTACCGCTCGGGCTGGATGATGAACGTGTAGCGGATCGACTGCTCGAGCAGCTCGATCCACGGCTGCAGCGAGTAGATCAGGAAGCCGAGGCCCTGCTGCTCGATGCCGCTGCCCCAGGACGTGCTGCGCTCGACGTCGCCGACCATGTGGGGCGGCACGCCGAACCAGCGCGCGATCTCCGCCACGCTGAACTTCCGCGAGTCGAGGAACTCGGCGTCCTTCAGGTTCATCGACACGGGCTGGAATTTCATGCCCTCCCAGAGCACCGGCACGCCGGCGACGCCCTGCTCGCCTCCCCACTTGTTGCGGAAGGAGTTCCCCATGGCGTCGGCCGTCTCCGGGGTATAGGTCCGATCGGACTGGAGGATGCCCGCGGGCTTGACGCCGCGCTCGAAGAAGCGCGAGGCGTGGCGCTCGGCCGCCATCGACAGGCCGATCGTGTCGTTGGCGATGTCCGTCATGGCCATGCCGCGCAGCCCGTCGGGGCTGAGGCCCGTCACGGCCCAGATGTCCACTCCGCCGATCAGCTTCTGCTTGGTGTTGTCGGCCCGGGTGTACTCGTAGCGCAGGCGGCCGTCGCCGAGCTGCTCGGGGCCCCTCACGCGGTCGGGGTGCAGCGGCACCAGCTGCCCGACCCACCCTCGCCCTGGCGCCCCCGGCACGATCTGGGCGAAGGCGTTCTGCCGCAGCATCAGGTGGTAGCAGAACATCCGCCAGAACTCGAAGGCGCTCTGCCGGCTGTTCGGATTGAAGCTGATCACGGAGTCGAGCGGATGGTCCGGCGCCGGACGGCGGCCGCGCTCGAGGCGTTCGTAGATCCCCTTGGGGAACATGGCGAGGCTGTTGGCCAGGATGGACACGCACCGATACACGGTCGAGACCCTGATCGCCGTCTCGGGCGAGACCCGCACGCCGGCCCGCGACATCACCCCCATGGAGTAGCCCTCGTAGTAGCGATCGTCGAGGGGGTTGCCAGCTGGGGCCGCCGCGGCGCGGGGACCGACGAACAGGCTCGAGAAGAGACTCACGCCCATCCCTTCACCCTCCAGAGCACAGATGCCATCAGCAAGGCGCCAGCGACGATAAGGGCCGCAGGCACGTGGATCATGGCGATACCGCCCACGAAGAGCGCGAAGCCCAGCAGCCCCGCCAGGCGCTCCAGCCAGCTCACCACGACTCGATCAACTCCTGTCGCGGACCGTCCGCACCGGCCTCGTCGAGCGCGCGATTGGCGGCGGCGCGGCGCTCGTATTCGGACGCGACCGGCTGTTCCCAGGCCATCAGCGCCTTCAGAGCCATCATGGTTGCCACCACACCGTCGATCTTCTTCGCCCCCTTGGGCTTCACCGGGCGGATCCGGCCGGCGTCGTCGCGTTTCACGGCGACGTTCTCCACGTTCCAGCGCAGCACCCGGTTCCCGTCGTGGATCACGCGGCCCGTCTTCACCAGCGCCTCGAACACCTGGCAGACCTCCGAGAAGTGCTTGTAGTTCTGCAGGACCTCGAACGTCTTGAAGCCCGCGCGGTCGCGCAGGCGGTTCGCGATGTCGGTGGCGAAGGCGGGGTCGTAACCGAGCAGCCCCTCCCTCATGAGCGGGAAGCGCGGCGCGATCTTCTTCGTGATGTCCTGGTAGATCCGGTCGTAGTCGATCGCCCCGCCGTCGGTCACGGTGAGCAGGCCCTGGGCGGCCCACTGCCCGTACGGGATGCGGCCTTCCTTCTCGCGCTCCCGCATGGTGTCCTCGGGCAGCCAGAAGTGGACCAGCGCCCGGACCTGGTAGTTCAGCGAGAGATCGCGCATCACGAGCTCGCCCTGCTCGTCCTCGGCGAGGACCTCGAGCTTCTGCGCCTTGCCAGCCAACGGCAGCTGGAACACCACGGCGAAGGCCGACAGGTCGATCTTCTGGGCCATGTCGAGACCCATCGCGCACGGCAGGCCCTGCACCTCGGCGTCGTTGATCGGCAGCGCGGGGCACGCGTCCCACCACTCCACCGGCAGCCAGGCCACGGCCTGGCCGACCCAGCGGTTGAGGTGGTACCGCAGGAAGTCGTTCCGCTTGCGGGGTTCGTTCTGGGCGGCGCGGCACGCCGTCTCGAGGGCGTCGCGCTTCACCGTCACGCCCAGCGTGGGGTTCGCCTTGCGCCAGGTCGCCTCGATCGTCCAGTCGTCCTTGGGGTCGGCCTCGAAGATCATCGGGAAGTAGGTCTCGTCCTCGATCGTTCCGCTCAGCAGCCGCTTGGCGTACTCGTATTCCTCGTAGCAGATGCCCTCGTCGTCGTCGCCGGCGTGGGAAAGCATGAGGAACAGCGGCTGCCGGCGCTTCCCCATCGAGCGCTCGAGCGCCTCGAAGAGGTCACGGTTGGGCTGGGCGTGCAGCTCGTCGAAGATGATGCCGTGCGGCCGCACGCCATGCTTGCCGGCCGCGTCTGCAGACAGCACCTTGTAGACGGACCGCGTCTCCGGAAAGTAGAGGGCGTCGCGCAGGACCTCGCACTGCTCGAGCAGCTCCTCCGACTGCTCCACCATGATCTTGGCCGTCTCGTGCACCACCTTGCCCTGCTCGCGATCGCTGGCCACCGCGTAGACCTCGGCGCCGGGCTCGTCGTCACAGCGCGCGAGGTACAGCCCAAGGCCTGAGCCGAGCGGCGACTTGCCGCCGCCCTTGCCGACGAAGAGCAGGACCTTCCGGAAGCGCCGGGTGTCGTCCGAGGTGCGCTTCCATCCGAAGACGGCGCGCACCAGCACGCGCTGGTAGTCCGACAGCTCGAAGGGCCGGCCCGCGAACTCGCCGATATGGTGCTTGAGGAGCGCTGGGAAGAACTCGCAGACGCGATCGGCCGCGGCGACGTCGAAGTAGTAGCGGGCGTCGGGGGCCTCCCAGCGGCCGCGCTCCTTCGACCAGGTCGTCGGGATGGTGACGATGACACCTGGCCAGCGGAGGCACGGATCGGCGCCGTCGCCCCACCACGGGAGCGGGGCGCGCGCGGGTGGCACCGGCTTGGATCCGGTACCGGTGCGCGTTCGTCGCACCCTACTTGCTGCCACCGGCCCTCCCCGCGAACAGGTCACGCTGCGGCTTGAAGAACTTGTCGGTCATGGGCCCCTTGGGGAGCTGCCGCTTGGCCGTCTTCACGCCCGAGCGGCTCGAGGGCGTGATGCCCAGCTCGGCCGCCAGCTGCTTCACCTGGGCGCGCAGCTTCAGGACCATGCCCTGGTAGCCGAGCGCCATCGCCTTCTGCACGCTCACGCCGTGCGCCGCCTTCTTGTAGCGCTCGAGCTCGCCGACGGCTTCGCAGTACTCGACGAACACCATCCGGTCGGCCAGAGTCAGGATGCCGCTCTCGCGCAGGTCCTTCACCTGGCGCTCCCACTCGGCCTTCGCCGCGCCCTTCAGTTCCACCGGACAGACCCAGTCCTTCTCCTCGCCGGCGACGGGCTCCGGCTCGCCGACGTTGATCGCGCGCTTCCCCGGGTTCCCGCGAACGATGCGCAGGCTCGTGGGCTGAGGCTTTGGACCGCGACGGCCCATCTCCTACCCCTTCCCCCCCCTTGAAATAACCTGCGGCGGCGTGCGCGGAGGTGACACGGCGGTACTGCGTGGGGCAGGTCCCAGAG